TGCGAAGGTTATTAAGAAACACTTCATCTAGATACATTTTTTCTTTCCAATAAGCAGCTACAGCAGAATGACTAGCAATCCCGCCAGGAGCTACCGACTGGGCAGGAGCACCAGGAGCCGCAAAAGGAGTCATGCCCCTATTGCCCACCTGACTTTCCCACATAATGGTATCAGAATCAGCATTTCCCCCTCCCCCAAACAGATTCATAAGAACAAGGTTAGGGGCGGTCATGAAAGACGTAACAAGAGATTGTAAATTCTCTTGTCTCAAATCCGGAATATCACTTTTTCCACTTGGCATATTTATTCACCTCCCTTACTTAATAATTAAGTACCTGCCCTCTAGAGTAGCACTAAGATCAGTCCTAGAAGCGGCATCTATATTGGTCAACAACCCATCATACAAAATAGCGTTGCTCCGGATCATAGGAGCTAAAGCACCTTTAGCTTTTTCCCCTAATCCCGTATCAACAGTGGCACCTAAAATACCCACAGCATCACTATAGATGTTGGAACTATCCCCGGCTTCTACACAAACAAAACCATTTTGAGCTAGAGTAAAAGTACCAGAGATAGTGGCTGTAACAGTTATAGCAGCTATGTGGACATAAGTAGTCCTGTCAATGGCTGTAATAGCCCCCAAATTTTCTGCGGCTGAGTTATCATCATCAATGATAAGATCATCACCCACAACAAATTTGTAACTATCTTGCAGGACAACATTGACAGTAGTACCACTCGGGGTATCAATCAAAAATGCCCTTCCTACCTGATTAGGATCACCGTAAGCAGCGGTAGTAGGGTTATAAGGAACATATTTGTTATAATTACCCGCAGCACTTTTGTTAAGAGCTAATACAGTACCCGCCTTTAATATACCATAACCCGCAGCCAAAGTAATATCTGTGATGAGGGCCTGCTCCGGTCTGCTATAGAAAAGTCGCCTGTAATTAGTTTCGATCTCATGCTGAACATATGGAGTTTCACCATAAAATGGACTCATAAATTTCACCTCCTTTTAAGCGGCTTTTTGCCCAACTTTGCCCAACATTTTGTTGAGCCAATTTTTATTCTCCTCAGCTAATTTAGCGTCTTCACCATCTATTTCTTTAGAAGTCCCACCAAATCCCTCAACTTGTGAAGGGATTCCTAGCCCCTCCCAATCTTTGATTTCATTAGCAACCGCCTCAGAAAAAGATGTTTCATCCAAAACTCCTTCTTTCATGAATTTTTCATAGCTTACCTGGTTTTTAACCTTACTGTGAAGTCTTTCAGGAACAACAGATAGAGCTTTGGCCCAGACAATTTCAGCCGCTAACTTAGCTTCCTTTTCCTTACGAATATCTTCATTCTTTTGAAATTTCAGATTGGTCTCTTTAAGAGAATCAATTTCAGCTTTCAAAGAAGTAATGATCTCGGTAAACTGAGATTCTACTTCCTTCTTGGCTTCCTCCTTAATGGTTGCTACAAATTTTTGATATTCCTCAGGGTTTTCAGTTTTCATTTTCTCCAAATCAAACATACTATTCACCTCCTCTTGTTGTTTATTATTTGAATCAGATGAATCCGACCTAGCGTATTTAAAAACTTCTACATCAAATTCATCTCCTTCATCAAACGCTTTAGCCTTTGTATTTTTATCAGCACCAAAAACACAGACTGATACCTCTCTGTACTCCCATTTCCTAAATATAGAACCAGGTCCTGAAAATTTCCTACCATTTACATCCACAGATGTCCCTTCTTCCACTTCTTCAATTACAGAAGGTTTAGCTGTAATAGAAGCTTCGTAAGGAAAACCTTGTTTAGACAGTTTTTGGAATTCTTCAGAGAAAGGAGTATCAACGAAGGTGACATTGTTATGGACTAATTTGAAATCATCAGTAACTATAGGCTTTCCTGTAAATCCTATTTTTCTAGTAAGATCATGTTGATCTAATACAGGATAGGTTTTCTTACTCAGTTCCATTCCTTGTAAATCTATAGCCAATTTCCCCCACCAAAAATGATTAATATCTTTACCTGAATAAGCTATAATATCAACGTTGCCCTTACCTATTTCACTCTCTTTAAAAGTTACAAGAGCTTCAGGATCTACTAATTGGAAAGTTCCACTTTTAAATCTTTTAACCTCGGTTTTCTTTTCCAAATACATATCACCTCCTTCCGAAAATTTACTATTAGCTATTCTGATAGCCTTTGGAGCACAAGTTTTATCACTACCCCCTTTAGACATACAGTCTTTATAAACACCATTGGCAACAGATACCCATTTCTTCTTCTGATCAGAAGACAGTCCCTTTTTGTGTTTATCCACATCTGAAACAGACCATTCTAACTTCATAAATTTACTCCCAATTAGGTATTAAATTTATAAATTCTTTTTTATATTCTAAATATTTCGGGGAATCTATTAAATCTATAGAAATATTAGGATAATCTTTTATAAATTGATTAAATCTACTCATTGTGGATTCACATTTTCTTCCTTTAACTTCTATAAACTCACCGGTATCATGAATAAAAAAATCTGGAAAATAAGTGAACCCATTTGACAAGGGAAAATGTAAAGGTTCATACTCTACATTTAAGCCCAAAAATTTAAAAATCCTCATCATGTTTGCTTCCCATGTAGAACGAAAAACACCATTTAAATCTTTTCTAAATCCTACTTTTCCAAATTTAGATTTATAAGCATTTTTATTTTTGTGCATAGGATTGTTTTCCCCACATAAATCAGGTCTCCTCCGTCCTACTAAAAATTTTCTTATTTTTTCTATAGATTCCAAAGAACATGTTTTTCCTCTAGAACTTAAACCGATCTTAATTTTAGTTTCATCAGAATGTTTACGACCTTTTGCTCTATCAGAAAGAGATTTCCTTTGCTCATCTGTTAAATTCAATTTTCTTCCTTTATTTTTATCTAACATTCCTAACCTTCGTTTTTCCTTTTCTTCTTCAGACCATTTCCATCCTTTATGACTTTTAGATAAATTTATCTTGTGTTCCTCAGAAAATTTCTTACCTTTTTTAGCCTCAGAAATCTTATCACCCCAAGTTATAATTCTTCCTTTCTCATGATGATAAACTCCCTTTGGCATTTTTATCACCTCTGCTTTCTTTCATACTGGAAAATTTTGAAAAAGTCAAGTTATTTTTTTCCTAATTTACTTTTCATTTTTAATTCTTCAAACTTTATACTCAACCATTCACTTACTGAAACTGTCCAAATATGAAAACAATCAGGATTAGTACACTTCAACCTAGTATTATCTAAGGCTTTCAACTTTTTTTCTCCGCATAGTTTGCAAATCACATTCATCCATACAACCCACTATCCCTCAAAGTGTCCGGTGTCCCATTCGATTAATGGCTTACCTCCCCAAGTTTCCCACAAGTCATGGTATCTTTTTACAAAAGATGGAGGCCAGATGTTGACATAAACCCCGTTTTCATCAAACAGAAGAAGGTCAAAGGCCCTCCCAGTCTGGTGAGCGGATATTTTTTCATAGCCATCCAGCTTGGACTTTTTTGCATCAAATAGTCTTCTCTGTTCCTCTGCCGACCTCTTGGCATAATCAATGGCTACCCTGAATCTATGTAATCCTAGTTTACGCTCCTGATCAATCAGAAGAACAAGGCGGGAAATAGAAAGGCTAGTTTCTGATCTGGTCAATGGACCTCCGAGTCAATTTTAGGATGAAAGATTTCTTCTCTTTTATCTCCGTTCAAGTCCTCAATTTTTAGAGGTGGGATATAAGGCATAATCCGCCCGCAATAAGGGCAGGGATCATAAATAGTCTTATGCTTAAAAATGTTTCCACAGGATGGACAGCAGGTGGTCATTTTCCCTTTTCCCCCATGTGCCTCATTAGGAGGTTTTCAACACGGTCCATCTTAGTCATAATAGCGTCAAATGCTTTCTGTTGCCGATCAGATTCCCGCTCGTATATTGATCGGTCTAATTTTTTATCCTGTAGATTGCAAATTTGATTTCTGGTATCATTCAGGAGATATCCCCCAATTAACAAAAGCAAACTGACCAATATTGAGACTATCCAGGTCCAAGATACATATTTAAGCTCTCTTTCTGGTGACATCAAAGGGAACCTCCTTATTTATATTCATTCTCTGGAACAATATCACCGAGTTGCACTCGGCTCCCAAACTCCTTAAATCTTTCAAGTGTAGGCGGTCCAAGCCGGAACCCACATCGCTCCCCAGGGAAACCTTCACGTGGGCCGTCATTGGCAATTATAATAGCGTTCAGGCTCGGATTCGCCCGCATCTGAGCAAGAACCTTATCAACCTCTTTCCACCACCACACAGCTATTTCTTCGGATCTCTTGGAAGGTTCAATAAGGCTTCCAGCCCCGTCATCAGGCATCTGCCCCCCAATAGCTACCGCATGGGCCAGGGCGTACCAGCAAACTCCATCACTCCAGTTAAAGCCAGCCCGCCTCATCTGATCTGGTAGGGTATCCATGTCGGCTACGATGATACTAGTAAGGGGAACGGGCTCAGGAACAGGGATAGGATTAGAACCAAAGAATTCAGACAAGGCTTCAAAGCAACCAGCCTTTGCCTCTGCCCTCCACTCCTTTTTTAATTCCGGCAAATATTTTGAAATAAGAGGTTCAAACTTCCTAATAACAGCCTCAGCCAAAGAATCAAAAAAGTTTATATCATATTTTTTTGGCATACTACTTCCCTCTCCTTACTGGAATACAAGCCTCTCCTTCATCTTTTAAGAGATTCTTCATGTCATCCCAGGAGATAAAACATTCTCCACCAAATCCCCATTTAGGCCCCCAGGAGTTGTGGAGGCGATAATACTGGCCCTTGACACTAATTCCATTACAGAGGATAGCATGGCCACCAAGAGCATGACCAGTAGCATGAATAAATCCCCGTTTATCTACTTCTTCCATTCCCTCAAGCCAATTTATCCCCAAAACGCACGGCCCTTTCCACCCTACTGCCATTGCTAAATCATCTTCCCCAAACGCCCAACGATATTCTGGATACCAACCTTTTTCAGCCCCAGCCTTGATAGCCGCTAAAACTGAAGAGCCTTCATAATTCTCACCTGGCCATTCATCAAGCTGTTGTGCTCTTTTATATAGAGCCATACCTACCTTGTTGGTAATATTTGGAACAATAACAGGTCGGGCGGCAGCTTCCCCCGCGACCGAGAAACCCGTACAGGCCCCCACATTGCCCTGATTTAGAACCACTCCGCAAGACCAGGTATAGGACCTTCTTTGTGTAGCCGCAATCAAAGGACGGATTGGGAATTTTCTGCTCCGCTTATCAAACTCTGGAAATCTTCCGTATTTCATCTGCCCCTCACTTTATATCGTATGGAAACCCAAACTTCTGTTTCCTGGCAACCTTAGTATTAGGCTCTCCATTATCCGCCTTCATAGAGCCGAACCCAAAAATAGAACCCAATGCCTTAATAACTGAATCCAAAAATCCGAGAGTATACCATGGTTTATAGGCAAAGGTCTTTTTCTCAGGACTCAGGGCCACAGCTTGATAACCCTTAATTGTAATATCTCCACTTGCAGTTATGACTATTGTAGGCTGTAAAGAGGCACACCCTAAAAGACTGATAAAAACTATAAGAGCGATTAGCTTTTTCATGGCGCACCTACCACCCCAGGGTCTTGAACATCAGATTTTCCTTTTTCATGTTCTACAATCAAAACCGGACTATCAAAAACCGGCCATTTTGGTATATCACCTGGCCGTGCGGCAACATCCTCCTCAATAATCTTTGCATAACTCAAGGCGACCTGGACATATTCCGAACAAAATAACTGTTGTAGATTTACGCTAACCCTACCCAGGGCATTTTTTATCAGGGCTTTAAAATCATAAGAAGTATCCTTCAGGATCATGGCACACTCAGTTACTAAATCCCTCTGATGATCAAACTCAGCCCTTAGAGGATACCACCAAACTTTCCCAGGATACTTGGCCAGCTTGTCAGAAAGAAATGCAGGTTTAACTCCCTGTCCAACTGCCTCCAGGATCCAGACTCTATCCGCTCCATGTTCATCTGGGCCAAACCGGAGAACTAGACCAGCATGGTTGTATTTGGTATATTTCTGGATTATCCAGCCGATAACCGATCCCCGGCTTTTATACAACAGGACATCTCCAGTTTTCATCAATGTGCGGTATTTATG